TTTTTCTCCGTCAACTGCTTGAGGTAAAACTTCTTCAAGTTCGTGAGCAAGAACACCATAAGAGCGTGAATCATCTACTTTCCATTTAAAGTCATAAACAGGTATTTTAGAAACCATATCTAATCCTGCAAAGTCTTGTAAATCTTCTTTTAATCTATAATCTGATGATGTGTTGTAAGTAGTTGCTGAACTTGTTACAGATATGTTACCGACCACAGTTCCTGCTTGTCTAAAAATTGCAATCCCACCCTCATTTGTAAGCCTGTTTAAATCTATTGAATTATCTCCATCGCAAGTAAAGAACGATTGACCATTTGCTCTAAATTCAGTTCCTACTGAACTAATATTTAGACTTTGTTTAGAAATTAAAACATTTCCAGAATTGTCTATACGCATTCTTTCTGTATTGTCTCCAGTTTTAAAACTCATAGCAGTATCTCCACCTGAGCTTGAAGTCGCAAAATAATTTATAGAACCTCTAATACCTGCACCTGGGCCTGAACCATCTTCTGAATAAAAATACATAGCACCAATAGTATTCCCTGCCCAACTTGAATCGTTTTTAGTACATTTTAACGTAATTATAGAAGTGTCTGCACCACCCTTTAAACTTAAAAGCGTTCCAGGAGCTTCTTCGCCAATTCCTACTTTTCCAGAACCCGATATAACCATTTTAGTAGTAGGTGTAGTTGTACTTGAACCTCCACTATTTGTAGCAAAAACTAATCTAGATGTAAAGTCAACAGGAGTTGACCCTGATGTTTCTATTCTTGCATCTAAATAAGCATAATCTCTTGATGTACTTGTACCTCCACCACCTGCATAATCAAACCCTTCAAAGATTATTCCTGTTCCAAATGGCTCATAAGGTTGAATAGAATCTCCATTCGCATTTAATGTTAAAATTCTTGTAACTGTATTTCTTGAACTTGTTGTAGCTTTTACTTCTAGTTGAGTTCTTGCATCATTAGTTTCATTAATACCCACTTTACCTGAAGCATTAATTTGCATTCTAACTGCACCTCCTGTTTCAAATTGCATAGGCACATAACTACCTGCACTTCCAAAAGTTGCTGAAATATTTGTTTGTGTAGAACTCGCAGACATTAATAATTGATTATCGCCACTATCTTGAGCGAAAGCTGCAATTTCTCCTTTGACCAATAATTCTCTACCAAATTGAGGATTTGTATTAATTCCTACAGCTCCTGCAAAAGTTGTATTTCCAGAACTATCTATTCGCATTCTTTCAGACATTGTTGTGTTTGCACTTGTACTAAACGCTAAAAAAGTATCATCTGTCCCTGCGCCTGTGCTTTCAACACCAAAAGATATTTTAGATTTACCTGCTACTGAATTTATAAACTCAATACCACTACCACCATCAAGGGTGTTTTGTAGTTTTAAAACAGAAGAATCTAAATCTGTTGATGCTGCTACAGAATTTTTAAAAGTATTTAAACCTGTTGATGTAATAGTCCCTGCAAAAGTTGCGTTTGCACCTGACAAAGTTAAAGCAGTAGTTCCTCCATTTGTTTGAAACAGCATAAGTCCTGATGAATTTCTTAAAAAAGTATTATTATCATCTGCTCCAAATAATAAACTTACATTATTGGTGGTGTCAATTAATTGTAATTCAGCAGTATTTGATTTACTAATTGTAATATTTCCTCCAAAAGTTGAGTTTCCTGAACTTATTACAACATCGGCAGCGTTTCCTTGACTACTTAATACCAAACCAGATTCAGCTCTAACTGCTAATTTTCCATTATGTCCAGAAATAATACCATTTGCACCACCAATAAAGCCAATAGTTGTACTTGCTTCTTTAAACCTTTGATGCGTGTCACCTGCTGTTCCTGTTAAAGTTAATATGTTATCAGGAGCTCCTCCTATTCCTACACTACCTGCAAAAGTTGCATTACCATTTGTAGCTATTCTTAATTTCGGAGCATTAGAAGTGCTGGCATCTGTAGTAAATGTTAAATCATTTCCGTAAGTGTGAGTACTTGAACCCATACCCATATGCCAAGAATTACCATAAGTAGAAACTACAAATTTAGCTTCTGCACTTGAACCATTTTGTTGATTGTTAATTACAATAGATATTGGCGCATCTGTATCTGTATCAGCAGTTATTTTAGGATTTAAATGAGAAAAACCGCCACTACCTACAAGAACAGTTCCTGCAACTACTGTATTTCCATTTGTAGCATTTACTGTAAACTTATTTGTGTTAATTGCTAAGTCTCCTGTAACTGAAGCTCCTAGAGTGGTAGTTAAAGACCCAGTTACAGTTAAAGCCGTTCCGCTTTCTGAAACTATAGAGTCTCCTATAACATTTGAAGCAGTAAACTTAGCTAAGTTACCTATTGTGCCTTGACCATCTACTTGGCTATGATCTAATTTAGACCAACGATTGTCTGCATCTGCAATAACCCAATCACCAACCGACCAATTAGCGGTTCCATTTAAGTTAGTTGTTCCTCCGTAATTTACTACATAATATTGTCCTTGTTGTATAAAAGGACTAGCATCTATTGTATAAGCCTCACCACTTAACATAATATCAGCATTTAAAGTTAACTGAGTATTACTATCAATATTAGTTACAAGAGCAGTAGTTCCGTCTACTTGGTTAATTACTTTGTCTCCTACAGTTACAGTTGTGTTAAAATTTTGTCCTGTTTGTATAAGTTTGTTTGTAGCTTGTCCTGTAGTCGTTCCTGAATCTGCTTCTCCTCCTCCACTTGTTAAAGTGGGAGTGTTAGTATCAGCGTCCCAACTTCCCTTAAATATTAGTCCATTAGAAATAGAACTAACTTGAGATTGTAATTTTCCAAAGGCTTCTAAAATTGAGTCTGAAGCTTGAATATTTCCTGAAGCAGGAGTTGGTAAGCCTGTTAGTACTTTGCCTGTAACTGCAGAGTTTAATAATGTAACTGCACCAGATACGTTTCCACTTCCGTCCACACTACTTAATGTAGCTGTAGCTTCGCTAGTTAAAGATAAATCTCTTGCAGTAGCCCATTTTGTAGCTGTATCTGCATTTCCTGTCAGATTTCCTGTAACGTTACCTTGTAAATTTCTATGTACTGTAGAAGGTAAACTTAATGTTATAGTTTGTCCACCTCCTGCAGTATTTATTTGGTTAGTAGTTCCGTCAACGCTTAATGTTTGAGAGTTAAGAACAACTGCACCGCTACCTGAGTCTGTAGTAAAATCTAAGTCACTAGCATTATTTAAACTTTTTACATAAGCAGTTGTAGCTACTTTTGTAGAATCGTCACTTGATGACTGAGTTGTGGCTGTTGAGCCGTCAGGTAAAACAACACCTGATGAAGGAAATTTTAAACTTAATCCTTGCCCTGATGCGTTAGACTCTATTTCATTAACAGTACCTGTTACTGCAAATACTTGAGTATTTAAATTAACCGCACCTGTTCCAGTATCACCGCTAAAATCTAAATCACTAGCCGCATCTAAAGTATCAACGTATGCAGTAGTCGCAACCTTAGTCGAGTTGTCTCCTGCAGACTGAGTAACTGCAGTTGTAGCTGTGTTTATTGTTCCGTGTAAGTCTCCAGAAAATGTAGCTCCTGTATAAGTTCCACTAATAGTTACACTATTTGGTAAACCAATTTGTAATTGTTGACCACTTGCTGCGGTTTCAATTTCATTACTTGTTCCAACTATAGCTAGAACCTGGGAGTCTAAATCGACTGCTCCTGTATTCGTTCCGTCTGAAAAATCTAAGTCTTGACTAGTTACGTGAGTATCTACATAGTCTTTTACTGCAGCCGAAGTAGGTAGGGAAGTATCATTATCATTTGAAGATATGCCGTCTGCCTCATTAACTAATTTATTGATAGTCACAGAGTGAGCAGTTGCTTTAAAATTAGCAAACTCTAACGTTCCTGTAGACTTGAGGTCTCCGCCTGTGTTTAAATATACACCTGAATTATTCCCTAGCCCATCCGACAATTGCTGTAGAGTAGCTGTTAAAATATCATTATCTGTTACTTTAATTAAACTCTTATATGTTAAACTTATTTTATTTCCTGTTAGTGTACTCATTTTTTATTTTTTTTAGATAAACTAATAACTTTTTAAAGTTTGTGTTTTTTATATTATATTCCTTTTTCATAATACCCAACCTGTCCAATTAGCCTCTGTATCTGGGTACATATCATCATTACTATTACTATAGTACTCAGGAAATTTGGTTGAAGCGTTATAATTCATATAGTCTATAAATCGTCTAGTATAAAAATCTGCATAGTCTCTATACTTTTGAACTAGAAAATCTATTTCTTCTTTAGTAGGTAAATCAGCATTTTCTGATCTATGCCTGTAAGTACCTCCTTGTTTTACTGCATAATTACTAAAGGGCAAATAATCAACCATTGCAAACATTATTAATTGTGGCTGCACGTAATCGTTAACCAAAGTATAATAATTTGGATTTGCTTGTTGAGTAAGAGTTCCTGCAGTAATTAAAGCAGAAATTTTATTGTAAAGCTCAGTCCCTAAATAATTTTGTATGTGCATCTGTTGAGCTATTTTAATAAAGGGTAGGAGTTTGTCTGTGTCTACCGACCCGTCAATTATCGAGTTTCTTACTAAGTCTGTTCTTGATATAAATAATGCTGTAGCCATTTTCTTATTTTCTATAGTTAGGGTCTAAACTCCACCAATCATTTTTAGGTTGAGCTACTTGAGCAACTTCAGGCACGTTTGTTTCAATTTGTGCTTCTTTCCTTAAACTAGGGTCTAAAGCCGCAATTTTACGTCTAGCCTCAGCTACTGTTATTCTTTCGTTGTTTTTTCTTAAATATGTTCTACGTTCCCAATAATGTTGACAATTAACCCCTCCCTTATAAAGCCATAAATTATAATAATCTGAACCTCCTGGGCCTAAGCCTGGATTTGCATTACTTTCTTTATTTAAGTCTTCCATTCTATAGACTTTTTTTGCAGCCCACATTTTACGACAAAATTCTCGTTCTGGATTATTACTTCCATAATATCTATAACGTACTTTTATTATACTAGTGTCTTGAGAGCTTTTTTTATTTGGAGTACTAATAGGTACACTAGCTAAATCCGTAGCAAATTTTAATGAATGATTTAATAACTCATCGTATTCATTAGCAGGTCTACTATCTATTAATTCGTAGCCTTCCATTTCTTCGTCTTCTCCTTTGTTTTCTAACTCGCTTAATATAGCCTTAGTTAGTTCTTCATTTACATTTAAAGGAACACAATTTGGAACTTCTTTTCCGTCTTTCATTTTAGTTCCTATCATTTCATAACCAGGCTCACAAGGTTTTTTTAAATCAGTATGGTCTTGACAAGGCATATAATAAGTTTTACCATCAACTTCGTGTTCGTGATAACCCATACATCCTATTTCGTTAGCCTTACTTTCTGCCTCTTCTATAGTTTCATACGCCACCTTGCCATCTATAACTTTTGAAAACGAAAACTTTTGACCTGTTTCTTCTTCAATTTGTTCTTTGTTTGTAGCGTTAGTCAAATCATTAAATTCTAGAGGTTGTAACGTTTTGAAATATAAATTTAAAACTACTTTATTGTAGGCTAATATATCGTCAAAAGCGTTTAGTAATAATTGTTGAAAAGGTCTAATAACTGTGTTGTCCATTAAAGTACTAGCAGTTACAATTTCTTCTGCATTATTTCCAAAGCCTGTCATATCTTTAATACCAAATAAAATTGGACTTGTAACTCTGTGAGCTACCATTATCTTTTTCATAGACTCAGTAGAAAGAAACTCATATTGTTGAGGTGCGTCTGATAATTGTACTGCCTCCATAGTTGCAGCAGAATCTGCGTTGTCATTAAACGCAAGTATAAAACGTCCTGCATTACTTGTTCCTTGATACTTAGCCGCAATCTTTTGTTCTATAATATTTCTCTCTTCTTCTGTAGGAGTCCCATTGTTAAAATTAATTAACATAGAAGGAGCTAGGCCATTCATAATGTTGTTTAAATGGTAGTTAGCTATTTCCTCTTCTAATTCTGCATATTGTATTCCTCCTTGATAATCTACAGGACTATAGTATTTAAATCCTGCTCTATATGGTTTAATATAAAGTATTTCTATTTCATTTCTAGAAGTACCAAATACAGGTATTCTTTCTAGTTCGTCTCCTTGTTGGTATTCAGACCAATCGTAAAAATAATAATACGCAGGAATTTCTCCTTCTTCATTACATTTTTCAGCCCTTAATGTTTCTATAGGAACGTGCTCAACTTGAGCTATTCTACTCCTGTCTTCACTATATATAACTTGTATAGCACATTGACCCATAAGCTTTAAATCACTTGCTAGTTTCATTTGCATATCCTCAGAAATCATAGATTTCATTTCTGCATATTCTCCAGGTTTTCTATTTGAGTCTGTAGCGTCTAAGTAACGGCCTACTATCATTTGTGAGATTCCGTTAATTAAAGCGTTGTTAGTAGCTGAGCCGTTATATCTGTCTATTAAAAATTGGAAATAGTTATTGTCTGCTCCGTAAGATACCCATTCTTGATTTGATACTTCTTTTACTTCAGGAGTAGTATATGTACTTAATTGTAAAAAGTTTACTTTCATATTAATATATTATATAATCATTATTTCCAGAAGTATTTTCTATATATAATCCTTGGTTAATATCATAATAATTATTTGTTTCTTGGTCTATCGTTTGATCTGTACAGAAAATTTTGTCTCTAAAAATTACATCACCACTAAGGTTACTAACTTTTAAATCATAAAATCTACCTTCAATTAAATTCAAATTCATTGTAATATACATAATATCATTTGTAATTACTATACCTGCTTCGTCTTCCCAATCATAATTAGCCAACTGCCATTGAAAGTTATTTGTATTCCAAAACTGACCCGTAGTCAAAACACAAATTGTTTCATTTGTGCTTTCATCTCTTATACAAATTTCTGCGTCTGTCGTAAATTCTCTAGGAATTACGCTATACGTTTGAGCTGCAGTTGTAGTTTTTAAAACTATCATTTACTTGTTTAATAGTATAACGTAATAATTTCAGTTTTTGCATAATAAAATTAGGATAAAGAAAAAGGGCTCGAAAGCCCTTAATCTAAACTAAACACAGAAAAATTCTTATGCTGGAGAAATAGCTGCTCCAATTTGTAAAGCACTAATAACTCCACTAGCACAAAAGAATGCAGGTAGCACCTCTTGAGCTGTAAAAGTTAAAGTATAGCCTGACAAATCGGCAAGGGCTGTTCCTGTAGAAATAGTCCCCGCAGATACATCTGCTCCATTATAAGCTCCAACTAAAAAGTAATTAGAATTAAAGTCTTCTACAAATACGTGAGGATTTCCTTTAGCCACGTCTTGTAATTCGGCTTGAGTTTCTTTGTCTAACTTTTGTAATTGAATGTTTACGTTTTGGTCGTAATAGACCGTTCCATTTTCAGCAGAAGCCGTAATTGTTTCTTCCATTCCAGAAGAACCAGGCTTTACCAAGTATTTATATGCAGCAGGAGTAGTACCGATTGCAGTAACTTCAGCACCCGTAACTGATAATGCTCCTAAGCTTCCAAAGTCTGCTAAAATAATACTCTTAATTCCTCCAACTGATTTAATACAAGGTAAGTTTCTACCTTTTGCTAATATTGTACAACTCATAATTTATATTTTTTTTAAAAAAAAAGGGTAAGTAGGTTGTACCCCACCTACCCTAATTCTTAGATTAATTTAATTTATTAAGAATAAACTACTACGTCTGAAGGAATACCGTAATTTACAGCACCTGAGAAACGGCAAATTATTCTTGCATTTTGTGAGCCATCAAGATCAGCCATATCTAATAGCTTAACCTCGTTCATATTTCCAACTAAAGAAGTTCCAAAATAAATATTAGACTTCTGTGCTGAAAACATAGAATTGTCATTCATACCTGGGCATACAAATACTTTAACTCCGTCAAAAGATAAAGAACCATTGTTCCACCACATAGTACCCATTCCGTTTACACCATTTGCTCCTAGACCTGCTGCTCCGAATCCACCTAAAGCTCTTACATAAGCTCTAGCTACATTTTGAGAAACGTATAAGAATAAGTCTTCTTTGCCATATAAGGCTGAAGGAATCTCATCAATAACTTTTCCCATTTCAGCAATTACGTTAGCCGAAGTTACTGCTCCTGCAGCAATTTTTTGAGCTGCTGGTATTGAAGCATCTGCCGCCGCTAAAGTAACTAATCCAGCGTACTCTCCTGCAACTCCCGCAGTTCCTCTCCAGATAGTTTGCTCTGTTTTTTGAGCAATTTCTGCTGCAACGTGAGCTAAAATAAAGTCACTAAATGCAGGAGGAAGGTTTTTAAATCCTGAGAACCCCATTTGCTGAGCTTCCCAATCTGATAAAAAGTCAGCCTTACATACTTGTAAGTTAACTTGCAGATTAGATGGCTCTAGAGTTCTTTCTGTTAAAGTAATAGTTGAATTTGGATTAAAGTCGCAAGTCGCATCAGAAACTAAGCTACCTGTATCTACTTTTTTCAATACCTCTTTGTAATTGATATTTGGTTTTACTGTGATACCACCATCGTTAATAGTACTAGCCGAAAGTAAAGCTGCCGCAATATATTGATTTGCGAAATCTCCGCTATAGCTTGTAGTAATCGAAGTTGTAGTACCTAATTGAATATTTCTTTTCATTTTCTTATTTATTTATTTATTAATTATTATGCTTCTGAAGCCCATATTCCGACTCCGCCTACAATGTACCATTTTGTTAAAGCTACGGCTCTAAGAACTACGTAGTCTCCGTTATTTGCAGTAGCCTTAGTATTTACCCAATCTTTGTCTACTACTCCACTTGCTACAGAATCTGCAGCAGCGTTTGCTATTGACCCGTTAATGCCATCAGATGAGTGAGGGCTTAAGGTAATAATGTTGTTTCCGTCTGCTCCTGTATTTCTAAATAAGAAAGTTAACCCTATATTTCCAGAATGAATCTGAGGCAAAGAGATAACTAGTGCGTCAGTAGCTACGTTTTGGTCTACTCCTGCGTCTCCCGCAGCAATTGATAGTGACGCAGAAATAGTATTTTGTGATACTTGTACTCTTACGTCATCGTTACTAGTGTGTATTAATGTACTCATTTTTTATTATTGTTTTTTAATTTGACTTATTTTACTTAAGACTCTATCCAAAGTTGTTTCTGGTCTATTTTGACCATATAGGAAAGTGTCATTCTTTTTTGGAGGAGCAGAAGACAAAGGTTTTCTAGCAGCAGTCTTAGACATTTTTTCTTTTACTTTGTCGACTTCTCCATACTTTTTCTTTAACTCTTCTATTTCCTCTTTCACTTCATCAATAATTGGTGATACAACTTCTACTACTGCAGCAACTATATCTCCTACTTCTGGAGCTACTTCTTCAGGTACTTCAACTATAATTTCTTCTTCTTCAAGGTCTTCTTTGATATCCTCTTTTTCATCTTTTATTCCGTCCTTGTACCCTTCTTCTTCAGCTTCAGGTATAGTTTCGAGTCTCAACTCGTCAATCATACCATCTTCTTTTACGACTAATACACGACCATCTTCAATCGTATATTCACCCGCTGGTAAAGGAACTCTCTCGTCTTCTTCCGTTACAATAAAAACGCTTTCTCCTTTTTCGTAAGAGTCTGCGAAAATTCTTGTTCCGTTATCCAAGACTAGTTCCTCTAGCTCAACTTGTACTCCTAAGAGTGTGTTGATCTTTTTTAACATTTCACTTGCTTTCATTATTTATTATTTAATTATTAATCTTTATTATTATTCTGCTATTGTAAACGCACCGTTTATTCTATTATAATTAGAATCGTATTCTCTGTATTGATCTTGCATTTCACTTAATAAAGCGTCAGCGTATCTATACACATCTGAATTGTTTGGGTCTAAACCTAACTCTTCCGATAAATCTGCATAAGCAAAAAACTTTTCTTCCAATAAATCTATTTTATTTTTTAATTCAAAAAAGTCTGCATCTAAACTTTGGAAGTCTGTATAGAAATTTTCTTTTTTTGTTTCTAGTTCACTATTCAAATTTATTAACTCATCTGCTCTTTCTAAAACATCACCTAGAACTGCTATGTCTGATATTTGTTCTGCTTCATTTACTGCAGAGTCTAATTCACTTATAGCCGATAACTCTAATTTGTTTTCTGCTTTTAAAATAGCGAAAACACCGTTGTCTTCAGAGTATAACTTATTTAGTATGTTTTTTAATGCGTTCATATTATTTCATAAAATTAGAAAGACCAAATCTTTCATTAGCTTCAAATAATAATTCTTCATAAGCTGACCTGAACCTTTCTTCTACATTATCACTATTCATTAATGCCTCTGTTATTCCTGCATAATTTCTTATTAATTCGTCAGGATTTACTCCTAGATCGTTAGCTACAGATTCTAATTTTAAGATATACTCTCTCATAACTTCTGCCTGTTCTTGTAAATCTCTAGCTGCTCCGTTTATAATATAGTTATCAACTGCTATACTTAATTCAGTATTAAAGTCATTTATTTTATCTATCCACTCATTTAAAAAATCTGCTCCATATTGAGCTTCATCATAAGATTGCATAAAGTAGTCTTCGCTACTATCAATGTCATCTACTAGTGAAAGGTTTACTTTTTTAGAAAGTTCTTGTTTTCTAGCGTTTTTTAGCTTGTTTAGTATTAATTGTTTTGTGTTCATATTTTATTTAAAATTTACTTTCTGCGTCTTTTAATGAAGTAACTGACGGACTTATTGAACTGTAAAAAGTATCTTCTATAGCTTTAATTCTAGTATAATCTACTTTAGCATATTCCGCTAATTCCGCAGCTCCAGGAATAGAATCCATTTCAATACCTAATTCATTAGCATTTCTAAGAACTTCATCTAATACTGCTTGAGTTGCATCTGATTGCTCATAACCTTTTTGTAGTGTATCATTAGCTAAATCTGCTAAATCTGATAATCTTGAAGCTAAATTTTCAATTTCACTTCCTATAGACTCCATTTGTTTTACTACGTCTTCAGCTTCACTTTCTCGGTTAACTGAATCGTTGATAGCATTATTAATATCGTCAACTAAAGCTAATTCTACTTTTTTAGATAGGTCAGTTTTACCTTTGTATAATTTGTCTAGAATAACTTGATTAAATCTAATTGCCATATTTTTCTTTTATATATCCACATATTTTAGGAGCTGCTTCTGCTCCATATCTTTCAGTTTGTTCTGCTATACATTCGTCCCAAGGATAGTCTTCTAAATTGACCTCTTTACCGATTTGTCTTAAAATTAGAGGGAAGTTTAAGTTGTCTTTAAACAATTGTTCTGTTATTCTGTTTAGTTCACTCATACCTATTTAACAACTATAAAAAATATTTTGCATTTTCAGGTTATACGAGTAATAACTCCAATACCTTGAGCCCATAATGAGCCGTCACAACATTCTCTAGAATAAGTATTTTCGTCTTTACAATAACAAGCTCTAGAACTACTAGAAGGACTAGCAGGATTCCAACGTTCTCTATAAGGCATAGCTTGGCTTCGCCTATTCATTTTGTTAGTTCTTTTTCTGATTGGCATTTATTAATAGTTTTTTAATTTTTAATAATTTTACTCCTGCAGAAATTTCTGAATTTAGATTGTCTTTAATTTTTTCTTTAGGCCTTTCTTCACGATCTAGAAAAAACCCTTCTATACTGAATCCTTTAACTTCTCCACTTTTCACAAAGTCTTGCCATATCTCGTCATTATTAACTTTTACAGCTCCCATCCAAGTTCCTACAGGAACGTTCATTCCATATAAAGCAGTCTTGTCTTTTTCCTTGTCTTCTACTATCCAGGATTCGACTAGTGTTAGCCCATCTATATCAAACTTATGTTCTAGTGTAGCATTGTTTTGTTTTCCGTTTTGGAGAAATAACTCACTAGCTTTTTTTACAGTTTCTTTTGAGAAGTATATATAATACTCCTCTTTTCCTTCTTTTCTATAAATAGTTTTATTAGGAATTAATAAAGCTCCCATTAGGATTTTTTTGTCATCGTCAATGGACTTTAGCTTTATTTCTTTTTGGTCGTTTAAGGCTACGAAGTTTTCTTCTATAGCAGGACTCTCTACTATACTAATTGCATCGATACCTGCGTACTCATCGTCTTCGTCTATTATTAATTCTACTATTTTCATACTTATATAACGTTTTAATTAATTATTTTGTTTTTATATAGTTGCTCCTTTTACTATATTTCTTTCTAAACTTTGAGCAGTAGTTACATCATTACTTACTACAAAAGCTCTAACAGGTTGTTGAGTTTGCCCTGAAATTACATTTGCTAATTGACTAGTCTCACTTTGACCTACAATACTAAAAGAGGGAGGTGCAGCAGGTGCAGACCCACCTCGGCCACCAACCTCTGCTTTTACAGGAGAAGAAGAAGTATCCGAACTTTTAATTTTTTGAATAGACTTTGCTGCGGATGCAATCGTTGAAGCTATACTTAAACCTGCTGAAACGGTGTTAATAGTAACCCAAGGTTGACCTCCTGTAATTGGTAAGGCCGCTACTGCTTTTGCATTTGCTATTGCAGTTTGTGAAACTATCTGCCCTACTGCGGCTGCTTGTTGTGCCACAACCCCAGCAATTGCTAAAGCTTTATTTTCTCCTGCTATTTGTTGAAGAAAATCACCGAATTGTCCTAACAAACCGAACTTAGCTGATTCTATTTCTTTAGTAGCAATAAAATCTGCTTCTCTTTGTGCTTTTTCTTCATCAGCAGTCTTCTTGGTTAAATCTAGTAATTGATTATCATAAAAAGTGTTAACTGCTAATCTAGCACTTCCTTTTAATCCTTCAGAAATTTCTAATTCATCTATTTCTCTTAACGCTCTTTCTCTATCGAGTTTAATTTTTGTTTCTTCGTCTATGACAGCTTGTTCAGTTATTTTATCATTATAACTTTTTCTTATTTGACCTAGCTTTTCGATATCGTCTATAGTAAGTTGTGTCATTTCGTCTAAATGCTTTTTATAAGCATCAAACTCTTTTTTATATTGTTTTTGTTTTTCAGCAAATCTTTTATCGGCCTCAGTTTTTTCTATTTGTGTAATGTTATTTTCAAAACCTGCTTTACGATTTTTTAATTTAGTTAAAGCGTCTTCTGTTTGTTTAATACTTTCGTCTGCTTCTTCTGCAATACCTTCAGGGTTAAAAACTAAATTTCCTATACCTTCATATAAACCTCCTGCTAAATTACTTTCTTTACCTAAAGCCTTTGCTACTAAGTCTACTGTTTTTAATAAAAGGGCTAAAGGAGCAGTAAGTATTAATAATATTCCAGATAAAAGTTTTGAGTTACGTTCCGCATTTTCTACTTGAGTTTTTTTAATTTCTTTTTGAGTAGTAAGTTGAGCTTCTAAAGCTGCAATAGATTCGTCAGTTGCTTTAATTTTAAGATTAAGAATATCTTTTTCAGTTTTACCTTGTTGTTTTAAAATATTAGAAGTAGCTAATATATTGTCGTATTGATCTGAAGTAGCTTGTACTTGCTCTTGTTGAGCAGCTAATAAATCTTCAGTTTCACCATCTACACCTGTTACTGCTTTTTTGATATCGTCCCAATATGCAACTATAGTTCCTAGAGCTACCACTATTAAACCTATACCTGTAGCAGCTATACTAGCCTTAAGACCTTTAAAAGAAACTGATAATCCTTTTATTCCTTTTGCACCTTGTAAAATTCCTTTTTGTAAATCCTGAAACTGAGTGACTGCTCCGCCTGTAGCTTTATCTAAAAGTCTAGTAGCGTCTCTATTTTTTGATACTGTTTTATTGAAATCATCTAACGCATTTTGAACATTTCTAACATCTGCTTCAGCCTGTTTAGCACCTACGATTCTTATTTCTTTTTCAATTGACATTTTATTTGTTTTTTAAGTTTGTCTTTTGCTTCTTTAAAATTAGTAGGCAACTTTCTTGAACCTTGAGCAAATCTTATATTCTCAGTTTCTCCATTTGCGTACTTTAATAACTCTATTATATTTTTTATCATACTTCGTTTAATAATTCTATATCACTTTCACCTGTTATTAAATTAGTAGATATAGTGTTAATTTTATATTCTTGACCTTGTATTGTAAGTGTATCATTCATTTTTATATTGTAAATTATTCTTAATGGTAAATACGCTTTTATTTTAGTTATACGTCTTTTTTCTGTAAAAATATCTCTAATATAAGTTAGATAATTTTCGTATATAAGTGTTCCTATAAATCCATTGTCAGGTGGATTCGACCCTGCTCCATACTCATTAAATTCGGCATAAAAATTTAAATTCTTATTATTTGTTGAAGAACTTAATGCTATACTATTACTAGGTATAAAATAATTAGTTAAAGATTCGTGAGTAGAAGCAGTTGGTTTAAATGATATTTCTGTAGCAGAACTAGCTGGTTGATGAATAGGATAAAACAATAATGGTTTTCCTAAATATGCGTCTTGATTATCGTCTACAAAATATCCGTATTGTATTGTAGTTAAATTATTTGGAAATACTAAAGTAGGGTCTACATCTACTAATCTTTCAAAAAGAACGTGCTCAAATGGTGCTTTAATATCATACGTTGTATTAGGAGCATCAAAAAAATCTCCACCCGTACTAGCGTCTCCTGTAAAATCTTCTGCTCCCCATAGCTTTCCGTTTAATTGTTCGTACTGCTTTGCTAAAAAAGTATCGTTTCCTTCATAAGCAAAATTAATTTCTTTATAAGGTAAAGCTAAATCTACTGAGCTTGTATTGACATCTACATATTCTGTTATGTCATAAGTAGCCACATCTGTAGTATAAAAGTCTTCTAACTTTTGTATTCTAATTTTTTGATAATTTAGATTTGTATTACCGTTTGCTAATTGTGGTCTGTCGTCAAAATATGCCGTTAAATTAAATAACTTAAATAAACCTGTAAGAAAATCTATAATTTTCATATCAGGTATTTGTTGGCTAATTTCAAAAGTAAAACTAGCACTTGCTGTAAAACTTGCTATAGTATAAGATTCAGACCAACCACCTCCAGCTCCAGGAATATAGCCTGACAAATTCCATTGAATACCTACACTAGAGCCATTCGTAAAAGTAATAGCCTGATAAGAATATATAGTTATCGTATAACTAGCTTCGTCCATTATGCCCATATCACCAGGGCCAAAGCTTGAGTTTCCTACGTTATTATTTAATTGAGCCCAAGCTACTCCATTACGAAATATAATTACATCGTATGGAACAGAACTAGAAGTATTTAATATTAATTGTTGTGTAATACTAGGTAAAGCGGTATTAGGACAAGCAGTAGTAGGATTGTAAGGATTACAAGAAGCATATACTTCTAAAGTGTTTGAGTTTAACATAGTTGTATACTGTTGAGGTAAACCAAATCCTGTTACAGGACTTGGAAATTTTGCAGCAGAACCTCCTTGAGTTGCTTCTTCTACACTTCCCTTTTTTCTATGCAACCATATATATAAGTTATAAAATTCAGCATTACTAGTGTTAAAAAAATCATTACTAAAAACTAGAGTTGGGTATCTAGCTGTGATAGCATCTATAACTTCTTTTATTCTTATAGCATATTTTAAATCAGAATATAAAACTCCGTGTGCGTGACCTCCAGAACCTGAAGACTTATAATATAAATTTCCGTCAAGATCAGAAGAGCCTCCACTTTGTGAATTGTAATATAATCTCGATGGTAAGTTTGTTAATTCACTACCTTCGTTACTAGCTCCTGAAGTTATTAAGGGACATAGTATAGGCCCAGAAGAACTTTGTAATCTAGCTTTGATTGTAGAGGCATCGTAAGCCAAATTATAATTATCTAAAGTACTTAATGCTGCAAGTTTGTCATCTTTTAATAAATCTTTTATATTAACAGTCTCACCATAAAAAACAATTTTATAAGCATAAGGTTTATTTAATTTTAATTCTACTCCTTCTAGTTTTACATAACCTTGTTTAAATGGAATATAATTTAACTCTATTCTTGCTGAAGTTTTTTGACGTGCATCAAATCCACTTACAATATTAAAATTTTCATAATGTTGAAATACTTTATTATTAGTTTTACTACAAGGAATTGTAAAGCTTTTTGAAAACTCTGTAAAGATTTTAGATGGGTCTTTAATGTTTTGTATACTTTGACTAATCGTTACTGTCTCGTCATTAAACAAATCTAATCTAGTATCACTAACATATAATTGTAGTTTTTGCATTATCTATTATTATTGATATAGTCAAATGACATATTAAAATTAAAAGTAAATTGAATTAGTTTATTGTTTAATTTGTTTTTATAAGTAAATCCAGAGTCATTAATGTTTACAGGTACATTCATAAAATCTCCCGTATAAGGAACTCTCATTCTTACCCATATTTTTTCTGATAATAACATTTCGGTAAAAACTTTATTATAATATTCAGGAACAAAAAAACTATTTAGTGTAATTGATTGTTGTGCTGTAATATCAAAATCTCTTTTTGTATGTTTCCAAGTATCATAATCTCCTGCTAAATCTATAGTACTAATATTGTATTGCTCTCTTTTACTTTTTATTTCCTCTACCATTTTTAATGTAAAAAACTCATTCTGAATAGCTCCGTATTTATTTATAAAATAAACTCTTAATCCTGTTACATCAACATAGCTCCAATAACTTGATAATTCATCCGTGTATTTTGTGCAAGGTACTCTTTCAATATTTATAGTTGTTCCTTCTACAGTCATACTAGTAGCGTTAATTGAACTATTAGTATAAACGACTTCACCAGAATTTATGCTTGGAATTTTTAAAGCAGAATCTGGTGGAGCATAAACAGTATAGGTTTTAGTTCCACTAGAACTACTACCCCCCCAATCATAATTTGAAATAGCTGGAAAAGGAGTCGAACTATTTATTGGGTCTTCTCCTTGCATAAAAGTTCCGTACCCGTCATAACCATAATTAGTTTCTGAATTTGTGCTACCTAATTGTGTAGCACCTGCTGCACTAGGGTTTACATTGTCCCAAAAACTTTGTTCTAATAAAATTGTAAAAGTAGGTATTGTAGTTTGTTGACTTGAGCCTAATTCTATATCTAAATAATCTCTACATAATTCTGAATACTCAAAAGCACATTGTACATTTTGAGATGCTGGTTTTACTATTGTATATCTTAGCGTTCCGTTTATAGTGATCTTTAATTGAGATGACTTCACTGCTGCGTTAGAAGTGCTTCTACTATAATATTGTGGACTTCTTAATAATCTATCGGCCATTATCTTATTGTTATAATTAATTCATTTTTTTGGTCGTACTGAGACAGAGCTATATTAACGTCTCTTTCTAAAGCGTCTTCTAAGTCTCGTTCTAAATTTTTAGTATAAAAATCAAAAGGCTTGGTAAAGAAATAACTAGGCTTGAGACCTGTTAAATATATACTTCTTGAAATTAAAAATACCATAGTTTTTCTAGGAATAAATTGTCCTAAATCATTACGAGTAGAAGATTGTAAATCAGGTTTAGTTAAAACCCATTTATCTATTGCTGCTCTTAGGCCACCTTTTTTTCCTGTACCTGTTCCAAATCTAAATGGACTATTTGGAGCTTGGTTAAATCTTGTCTTTGCACCTGGAGGCATCTTTGAAGGGTTTGCTCCTTGTACACCTTCGTCATAAAACTTAGCATAATCTGTAGAACTAAAAGTAACGACTATATCGTCATCACCTTTACTAACTTTAGCCTTTAAACTATTGTATAAATCACCTCCTGAAAGTTCTTTGTCTGCTAAATTATTTTTTGCAGCTTTAACTATTCTGTTAGCATAGTCTTCTACAATTTTTTCCACTTCGTCTAACATATATAAATATCGTTTTCTACAGTTATACTTACATTCATACTCCAACCTACTAACTCATTTTCAAACCTATCATAAAAGGGAGTAAAAGTTACATCTGTGTCAACTTGGTACATATCATTAAATAAAGCTCCAGACCTCATCTGCTCTACAAGTTTATTCCCTACTCCTAGCTGAGTATTAAGTATATCCATTTCATCTGTATTTCCTGTAAATTGGTCTACTACTAAAGCTTTGTTTACATCTATAATATCCATTAAAAGAATAGTTATATTATAAGTCATTACTTGGCCACTTTGAATTACGTTATTCATTATAATATGTGACAAAGGAAATATAGTTTGTTTTCGTAAATCAATATCTGAAATATCTCCAAATGTAACTGTTTTTACAAAAGGACTAGAAAGCAATTCTTTTTCAAGTTTTTCCATAATTAGATAATAACTTCTTATACCTCTTTTATTACTCATTTGTTTTTTATTTTATTTAATTGTAATAAGTTTTTTTCTTTAATATATGTTAGAGCACTTAGGCACTGGTGAAAATTCATATTACTTACTTCTTCAAGTTTTGTGACATCTTCATTTGCAAGTCTCCAGACTGAGTGATACCAACCGTATTTAACATTGAAGTTAGCTTCTCTTGATAAATCTGCTTCTGGGACGGGGTCAAAGAGTTCTTCATAACTTCTACTAAGTCCCTCTCTAAATTCCAAAAAAAAAGCATACTACCCATTACTAAACTAAGAGGCATTTGCTTCATAAGTTCCCAATAAGTGTCACCTTTATATTTTTCTATTTCATAACTACCTCTGAAGCTTTGTACTACAGGCCTGTATAAAACTGCCATTGCTTGGTGCATAGTTTCCCAATCACTTATGTAAGTGTCTACGTCTATGTATTCTCCAAAAGTCATATCGTCAAGTTGAGGAATAAAACCAAACTCTGTATTATTATACCTCCACCTTGAAATTAAAGGAGGTTTTTCGTTTAAAGCTTTATTGATCTTATCACAAACATCATAGACATCACTCATTTTATAAGAGTATGTTTTAGCAGGAGGAACTCCACAAAATATTTCTAACATCTTTAGAGCTATAGCGTCTTCTTTTATAGACTCGTCTGTACAATTCTTTAGAAACTTTTGATATTGTTCTAAAGTTATTTCTTCCATTCTAGTTGGTACTTTGACTTTTAATTCCATATACTTATATAACGTTAATTTTAAAAATTTTTACAAAAAAAAAGGGCAGACTTTCATCTACCCTAATTTAAACAACTTATCTAAACTAACCAATTATTATGAAATACAAAATGATTAAACCAAATATTATAAAGGCTACTTTTAAAACCTGATAAGATGTTCCTTCTTGTCTTGGGCTTCTGCCCTGATTACTTCTATACTGACGCATAGCTCGTTCTTTATTCTTATTAAACCATTCCTGCTCAGTCATTACGATAGGAATAAAAGTTTAAAAATGTTATAAAGTAGTTTTACTACTGCCATAGCTGTAGTTAACATAAAAGCCGTAGAAAATGCTATAGTTGCGAATTGAACTACAAGCCCTGCGTAAAATCTTATAAAGTTATCTAATTTCTCTTGTGTCATAATTTAATTGTTATAATTGTCTTTGTTTATTATATTTCCCTCTAAATCTAGGATTGTATATCCTTGGGAAGCTAGAAGTCTAATTGCTTTAATTTGCTCTTTAGCTTTTTCTTGTAATCTAAATGTTTCAAATATTTCGTTTGATATTACCATAATTTTCGTTTTTATGTGTTATTTCAGGAAGACCCCATTTGTTGTAGATTATTTGTACATCAAAGTCAAAACCGCAGTACTCACAAATGAAATTGTTAGGGTCATTTATTTTCTTGCAGTAATCACATTTCATATTTATTATTTTATTTATTATGTACTTAGTCCCCAAGTAGATAAATAGTCTTTGTTAAGTATATTCTCACCATCTTTAATTGCTTTATCAATTATTTTTTGGTAACATTCTTTTGAATCACTCCACTTTTTAAATGTAGTAGGAATAGATGTTTTAAATCCTACAATATTATAGAAATTTGGTTGACCTATCATTACACCTTTTTTCTCATCTTTTTTGAGAGTAGCAATTTGTTTGACCTCATACATTAATAATTCTAGTGAGGTAGTCCATTCATACTTGTCATCAAATAAAGATTCTTTGTCAATCTTATTGTAAATACTCTCAATAGATTGTCCTTTATAATTAGAGATGTCTAATTCACCTCCATAAGAGTCGTCCCAACAATTACAAATCTTCTTGTTATCAAAGTAAATGTCCCACTCATAAGAGGGTGCATCGTGTCCTCTCATTTTTTTAATGTTTTTTGCTGATGCTCTTTTTAAAAATTCTTGTTTTGTTATTTTTAATTTTCTCATAATGAAATAAAATTACAAAAAGTTATCCACATTTCCAAATCTATTTATCTAATAGCATATTTACCATAGTTAGGCCTAGCTAGTTTATTATAGATTCCGTAACGTAGGCTGTCGCAAAAATGATTAAATTTATCTTCAGGTTGGTTAAGAACATTTCCGTTCTTGTCTTCTTTCCATTTATAGTTTCGAAACTCCTTAATTGCATTTTGGCTTTTCTTAGTTATATGAATAGTATATCTCTTTAACATATCGATTCCTATGTTAACTGAGTCTCTCCCCTTAGTGCTCGGTTTTATATTCCAACCGTATCTATAAAGCTCGTCAATTGTTTTTGGTTCTGCAGAATCGGCATAAATCTCATCTCGTCTACCAATTCCCAGGTTGAGTAATTCATTATGAATATCTCTGTTTGTCATTCCTGTTCTATAGACTAATTCCTCTGCATATAAATTTGTGTCGTGAAGAAAAATTTTTGAAATGCAAGTGGGGTCATTTGTATAGCCGAAATCCATACCATACGAAACAAACTTTGCATTGTCTGGTATTTTCTCGATTTCTCTAAATTGAAATATAGTTGCTTTACTTTGACCTATTTCTCCTAATCCGTATATCCTCCAATAATTTTCATCTGTGTATTGTAGTCTTTCTATTTCTTTTACTATAGACTGCTCTAAAAACTTATTGTCTTTATAAGTTGTTTTAAAAAAGTCTGCGTCTTCTCGTGTTTTTACTTTGTCGTATATCCAGTGAAATTCGTCTGAAGGATTGTAGTCTAATATAATACGGCCTATAGTTCTAAAGACTAATTGGTTCCAATCCTCCCAGAATAATTCGTTAGCCTCATTTATAAATAGTAAATCTCTTTTACGTCCTCTCACTTTTTGTGGGGAGTCTAAGGATATAAACTCTATTAAGTTTCCGTTTAGTCTGTATTCGTGACTTGTCTTATTATGGTCTTCTTCATTATAAAGCTCGTTGTTTTTTAGTATCTCTAAAAAATCTCTCATAGCTGAGGTTCTTAATGCAGGAAAAGTTTTTCTACATATTGAAACTATTTTGTTTTTGTTCCTAAGAGAATAACCAAATATTATCCAGATCAGAATGTTATAAGTTTTCCCGCTTCTAGACCCTCCTTGCTCTATTATAATTTTCTTTTGACTTTTTTCTAAATGCTTCCAGACTATGTTAGTTCTTAAGTCTCTCACTCTACTACTTCAATTCTAAATTCTTTATTGTCCCCCGTGTCTATTTCTTGACGTGGAACATAACCTCTAGACTTGCCAATTGTTTTCAAATAGAATATTATAGAAGTTTCTTTTTCTTTATTTATACAGTCAAATAATTTAGACTCTACAAAATCTATAGCAGAATTTCTTATGTCCTGGACTTTAGCCTTATACTCCTCATCTTCTTCTAACCATCTATAATGAGTTCTTCTACTTATACCTGCATTTTGACTTGCTGTCGTTACTATGCCTAAACAATTACTTAAGGCATCTAACATTTTCTCTTTATTGCTTTCAGTTTTTTCTGACATTATATTCTTTTTATAGTGTGACATTTGTGACATCACGCTACTAATATAACGTAAAAATTTGAAGTTTTAAATACTGTTTATAATACTATCTTTTTTTTGTAGTTCTTTTTCTGTAAGTACATCTACTATTTCTACAACTTGTTCTATAGAGTCTATATTTCTAAAGTTCTTAATTTTTTCAATAATCATTAACATTTCTTCATTTGATATTGTAGTCTGTTCTATAATTCTTTGCCACTTAATAAACTCAGGCCTTCTAGACTTGATTTCATCAAACATATTAATTCTATATAATACTATAGAATGGTCTGCAGATTTTCCTTTAGACTTGTAGAAGTTAGCTATACTTGTTAGCTTTTTATTTTTATATGTTCGCATTATGTAATCAAATAGAGCTCTTGCGTCTACGTGCTTTTGGGTTCTTCGATTCTCGAAAATATTAATTTGTGTTAAACTTATAACTAAGTTTGCTATTCTATTGTATTCTCTCATATTACTTGTTTTATTTTTTTCGCTACTGCTTCCACAACGTTAACAGTTACGGCATTTCCACACATTTTATATCTTTGGCTGTCAGAAATTTCTCCTAATTCTTTTCCTGTCTTAGTCCAATTATCTGGAAACCCTTGTAACCTTTCACATTCTACAGGAGTTAATCTTCTTATTTTGTTTTGTATGACAGCTAATTCACCACCAGAATCTAATGTTTGTGCATCGAGTTCACGTTCAATAATGTAACTTCCGTTTCCTCCTGCTTCGTATCTTGTTGTGAGGGTACAGGTATTTGCTTGTTGTCCTTGTATGTCATTAACCTGTCTGTTATTTTCTGTGATAGGAAATATTTGTTTTCCACTTCCTGCTCCAAGACATCCGACAAGGTAGATTCTCTCTCTATTTTGGGGTAGAAACCACTTTGTATTAAGCAGTTGCCACTCAAGTCTATAACCCCCAATGTTTGTAAAGGCTTGGATAATAGCCCAAAAGTCTTCGCCAGAGTTTGAGGAGAAAGTTCCTTTAACATTTTCCCAGATAAAAAAACTTGGTCTGCATTCTTTGATAAGCCTAATTGCTTCGGTAATAAGACTTGATCTTTCCCCACCCATTCCTTTTCTTTTTCCTGCCAGGCTAAAGTCTTGACAAGGACTTCCGAAAGTGATAATGTCGATTCTTGGCAAGTCCCTTCCTCGAACATCTGTAACTGATTTGACATAAGTACTGTTTTTAAAATTATGTTTATATACGTCTATTGCATACTTGTCTATTTCTGAAAAGTAAGTGTGCTTTATATTAAATACTTTTTTTAGCCCTAAACTAAAACCTCCGATTCCACTAAACAAATCTAAATGAATCATAGTGTACCTTTAATTATATATTGGTCTATATCAAAGTCTGCTTCTATAAAGTCTTTGTATATCTCGATACCTGCCATAACTGAAGCCTCTCCTTTTAAGTAGAAATTCTCTGAGCAGTCCCAGACTCCTACGTCTAAATTCTTTTTATCTATACATAAAAATTTAAAATCTTTGTAGTCTACATTAAAAAGCTGACAATAAATATATACTTGGTTATAATATCTATAAGCATCTGCTGACTTGTAAAAGTTTTTTACATCTATAGTTGTTTTTAAGTCCACGATGCCTCCGTTATCTTTTAGTACATCGGCCTTACCTCTAAAAGGGTAGCCGTTTATAGTGTCAATCATAGGAACTTCAAAACGTGAACATTGTAATAATTGTAAAGCAGTTTCATTTCTTAGTATAGCATCACAAAGTCTTTCAGCATCGTTTTTCTCTTTCATAGTAAATACTTGGTCGTGAAACTTTTTAGCTTCTTTATATTTAGTTGTGTTTTTACTTTGAACATCTACAAAAACTATATCATTAACTTTTTCAGGTTCTAAAATCATAGTATGAAATAAATGGCCATCTCTTAAAGGTTGAGTTTCTTTTTGACCATACTTGTTTACATATAAATATGTTTTAGCACTATCTAATAAAAGCTTTATTGAACTACTAGACAAAGCATTTTTACCTAAATAATCGTAATAGTAATCATCTGAATACATATTATCAATTACATCTTGTTTTTTTTCTATAGTTCCGTCTAATAATTTAATCGAATTTGTCATAAGCCTTATTTTTATTTTTTAGAAGTTTTATAATAATCTCTTTATCTTTAAGTTGTTCAGTTAATTCTGAAAGTTTTGTTCTTAAGTGTCGGTTTTCTATTATATATAAATTAATTAAATCGTCTTTAGCTGTCATAGGTTTATAAGTTTTTTTAGTTTTTCTATTTGCTCTTCAAGTTTTTCAACTTTCGCTTCTGACTCTCTTGCTCTTATTATAGCTCGATTCTTGTCACTTCTATATTCTTCTATAATTTTATTAAATATTAAACGATCTCTTTGTAAAGTATTGGTGTAGAAAACAGTTTCAAGAAAAGACAATATAAATTCTTGTAACTCTTTATTTTTACTTTCTTTTTTCCATTTATTTAATATTTCTAGGCAGATTGTAGTATGAGAATTGTATTCTATGTCTTTTAATACTTCAGCTTTATCGTGATTTATTTCCAAGGCTTGTAATTTTCTCTGTTATAAATTTAAACAAAAACTATTTTATATCAAAATCGTTCCAATTTATTCTTGAGGCTATACTTTCTTTTAACAAGTAAACTTCTTTTAATTCTTTTTTATTATTCCATAATGAAGTGGCAGGACAATAGCGTTCCTCAACTTTAGGTAGACTTATATCGTTTAACCAAAACAAATAATTTCCTTTAGGGTCAGCTACAAAATATAATTTAACAATACTATCGTCCATTTCCATTAAAGCATCATACTTATATTTCTCTAATAATTTTTCTGGATAATATTTATTTCTAAACTTCATTTCTATAACGCAGTCAAAACCTTTAGGAGTTTTACCTTTAGCGTCAAAGTGTTCGTAGCCTTCTCCTGTCCATTCTATTTCCCATCCGTCAATGTTTAATAAAAACACTACAGCCTTTTCATAACTTTGAATTGTTTCGAGGTTCATTTTCTTACTCGATATTTCTTAGACTCATTAAATTTTATATTCAAGTCTTTAATCCATTGTACAATAGTTTTCGGTGAGCAAGTGCAAGGTTTATAATAGGTATGCAGAAAAAGTTTAGAATGTAATTTACATACGAGATCATACTCTTCATTGTTTAAAGTTTGATTTGTAGACTCTCTAAAGTCTTTCCATTTAAAATAGTCTTCTCTATTCATCTCTTTTAAATTTAAAATTATTTAAGGCATTTTTTCTTTCTTCACACCCGCAACTTTCATAGCCAAGCCAATCTAGTACTATTTTATTTACTAACCATTTAATACCTGTCCATTTAAAAATGAACTCTAGTTTATCCCCAATTTTTAGATTCATATAATTGTTTTATTTGTAGTCTTATATTTTTTACAGTATTGTATAAAGAGTAATAAGAAATATTAGTGTCTCTACTTAACTGACTAATACTTTTGTTGTTTAAAAAAACCTCCTCAAAAACTTTACGTTGGTAAAAATTAAACATTTTAGTTTTATCGTATTCCTCTAGTTTAGGATTATTCAGATCAGTAAGCTCTAAATAGTCATCGTGTAAAAACCATTCTTGTATAGCCCTGTAGTTATTTAAGTCATCTACTTCGTTATAACTTTCTTCAGCAGGTAAATAATCTAAATTATCTAGACTTACAACTTTTACTCTTTTTTCTGCTCTTTTTAAATTCCTAAACATATTGTATAGAGTCAAGTAAACAAAATAAAAGTTAATTTCTTTTTCATTATACATTATAGATTTATTATGTTTTTTTAAATAAGTGTCTATTTGAATGTACATTTCCTGAATCAAATCTTTAGCGGTATCAATATTACAACCCCAGGATTTTAAATAGTTATGCCAAATTCTTTCGTGCTTAACTAGTTCTATTATTGACTCTTCCATTTACCATAGTAAGATAGGAAAAATTTTAAAATGGTTGAACTATTTTTTTTAGTATGGAAATATTGTCTACACTAAAGCCTACATTATTACGCAAAGCTTTTAGTCTAATTGGCTCTTCTATGTTAGTAGGTCGGCCTCCTGTCTCTGTCTCTTTTACCTTTCTGACGTGAATCATACTATACATAAATTCTGTAGGGTGTTGAATATATCTATGAACCACTAAGAAATCGTCAGCTCTATTCACAAACTTACCCCCTCCCTCTACGTCTGCGGCATTTGGAGGAATTGGATGACCTGCGTATTCGTGATCTATTCTGTGAGTTATTCTCAAAGCATTTGTGTTTGCGTGAGTGTTAACCCATACTGCTATATTATTTTTCTTAGCAAATATTCTCAGTTCAGTTGTAGCCTGATAGTCGTACTCGTGACCACCTACTGACCCAATTAATTTAGGGTCTTTAATTAAAGAATTGTAAGGGTCAATAAGTAAACCTTGATAGTCCCAAGCATCCTTAATTACTTTACATAAATCTAGTAATTCTTTATAAGTATAAAGTCTAGTAGAATCTATAATTTTAAAATGAGTGTAAATAAAATCTATATGTTTTTTATATTGTTTTTCTGGAACATCTTGTATAGGTCTTTCTTCCAAAAACTCTACAAGTTTTCTAATTATAGAATAAGCTTCATTTTCAGAACTAAAGATTAACCATTTTAATTGATGCTTGATAGCATAAGCTAACATTAAGTAAAGAACAATTGTAGTTTTTCCTGTATTAGAATGTCCTAAAATAATATTAAAAGAACTAGGCTTAAATCTAAAGTAAGTATCTATTTCAGGAAGTCCTAAAGTTAGTCCCTCTTTAATTTTTCCTGTTCGTATGTCTTGTAAATGTGCAGTAACTTTCTCATAGTTTATTAGCATTGTCTAAATGTAGGTATTATAAGTTAAAAAAAAAAGGGAGCGTTAACTCCCCTTTGTTAAAATGGTAAGTCTCCTTTTGCTTCTGCTCTAGGTAAGTGAGCATTTTTTGCATCGTATGATTTGTTTTTCGGAATACTTCTCTTAGCATAGAACTTGTTAGGGTCTGCCTTTTTAGTCATTACGTCTAATACTATTTTCTGCTCTCCTGACTCTTTAGCCTTTTTTAGCATATTCATTGTTTCTGTTACATCTAATAAAATGTGTAGTTTAATAAATTCATACTTAGATTTGTAAGGAGCTACGCAGTTCCAATACTCTGTTTCAAAATTGTTATTTGCCATTTGTTATCTGTTTTAGTTTGTTATAAAATAATTCAGTAGTTTCTAAAACCGTACTACTTTTTACGGCTGAATTGTTTGAATACAATAAAGAAGCAGAACGCAAACACGACTGAAATTCTATTGAATCTTGTTGTGATGGGCTCTTGCTAAAAGTTTTTGTTTCTACTTTAGGTTTTCTTACTAGTCTTGCAGTATTGTATTTAGCATTACTAATTTCAAACTCTATTTCGTCTCCAACTTTTTTTTCAAATTGAGTTCTTGCTACTCCGTCCCACTCTTTGTTTTGGTAGAACTTAAAAGTCTGTCCTGTTGCAAACGTTACTGAATAGCATTGTTTTTCTAGGTAGTCTTGTTCTCGGTTAATAAATGTAATTTTTCCTGTCATTTTTTGTGTGTTTAATTAATAAGCAGACTCTCTGCTCTTTCTTTTTTTATCGTTAATAATTCGTTTTCGTTTTCTAACTCTTGTACTTTTTTTTCAAGAGCTGTTATCCTTGCGTGAAGGTATGTTTTCTCTATTTGTGTCATAAGACAAATATAATAAAAATATTATATAAACAAAAAGGGAGCAAAGCCTAGCGACTACTACTCCCTTAACACAGAGAAAATTAGGCCACTAAGATAAAGATTATTAGTCTATATTGAAATTTTTGTTTAAAACTTTATAATGTTCTATTTTTTCCAAAAGCTCAGGAGTTGTAAACTTTACAGTTTCTTTACTTTTTTGTAGTAGTTCTTCAGCTATATTGTAGCCATATTCTTTATTTAAATTTAAAGCATATTCATATTGACGACCCTGGGAATGTACGTTACATCCGTAGCATTGAGGTCTGCAGTTGTCTTCTGACCAACGAGTTGAATAATATCTACGTGAAAGGAAATGTCCACATTGCATTGAGTCTTTGTAGTGTTTTACTCTTTCGCAAGTATAACATTTAACAAAGCCGTTGTGATCTGAATATTTGAGTCGTATGTACCTACTAAACTCTGCATCTAGTTTTTTAACAATTTTGCTCCTAGATAATTTTTTTTTCAAAATTTAGTTGGATTATATTATATTAATTTTATATTAATTAATAATATATTATATAAGACTAATATTAATATTAGACTAATATCATATAAGACTAATATAATAATTATTTTTGAGAAATGTTTTTAAATTTCTCAGCCCCTCTCGAACCAAAATAAGCTACATAGACGGTAATTAAAAGTGACTTGAGTAAATCTATCCAGCCTGAATCTACACCAAAGTTTATATCAAATCCGTCTAGCAGTATAAACAATATTAAAGAAATAGTTAAAAATATTAACGACAAAGGCCTTACGTTTTTAGCTAAACTAGAATCTGATTTATTGTCAGACTCCCACCTTTTAGTTATTTCTACTAGCTCGTTATTATCCATTTCGAGTAGTTTTAAGGCAGTTTCTTTGTCTTGTGGAGGCATAGTATCGTCTTTAGTAATTAAGTTCTTTACAAGACCTAATAATCCTTTGTCAGGAATGCTATTACTCAATGAAGAAAAAACTCCTCCTTTGCCTACTAAAAACTTACCTACCTTGGTTTCTTTGAACTTTTTTTTCATAAATAAATTTTAACACTACTAATAAAAAAATTATAGTAAATACGTTAGGATGAAATTCTCCACATAGTCCTAAAAAATGTTTTATTGTTTCCATATTAATCTAAATAAATTTTGTTTATTTCTTGTTGAATTTCCTCTTTTGAAGCTTTAATTTTAAAAGATAATCCTGCATTAAATTGAAACTTAACTTTTCCGTCTCTTCCAATTAATGCTATTACAGGAACAGACTGAATACTATTTTGTATACTTTTAGGCTGATCTTCTACCCACACATATTTGACGTTTGCGTATTTAATACCTCTTAAATCGTAACTATTTTTATCGTTCCACTTATAATTAAAATGTAAAACGTCTACTCTTTTTTGTGTATTAGCAGATACAAAAAGTACAGCTAACAGGGCATATATAATTATGTTTTTCATCGTCTTTTGTTTTCATATAACTTATCTGAGTTTTTTTTAATTTCTTCTTTATTTTCTTGTATGTCTTCTTTTAACGACTCTGTAGCATTTTCTATTTGTAAAATAGTGCTTCTTACTAATTCATCTTTTAATTGAAACTCCATTTTTTGTACAAACTCATCACTTCCGAAATTGTCAATTTTGTTGTTTATTTCTTGTATATCTCCTTGTAAAGTAAACCACATAGAAGCTAAAGAAATAGCACCACCCACTATCATTCCTATTGTTTTTAGGTCTAGCTTAACTTCTGTATCTTCACTTAATTTTTGTGTCATTTTCTATTATTATTATTATAAGTTTTTATATTCTTCTTTAGCATCAAAACTAGGACAAGGTTTTTTAGTTGTAAAATCTCTATGTCCGTATACTATTGAGCCAGGATATTTTTCTTGTAACTCTTTTATTAATTTTATTAAAGATGCTTTTTGAGCATCTGTTCTAGTGTCTTCCCATAAATACATACTTCTATCCATACCTCCTATATAACAAATTCCTATTGAGCTTCGATTTACTCCCTTTGCGTGAGCTCCAATTTTATTCTCAGGTCTGCCTAATTGAATTTCTCCGTCTAGTTTAATTATATAATGATAACCAACATCAGACCATCCGTTTCCGTTAACGTGCCAATCTCTTATATCTTCAACATCAAAATCCTTAAATTTAGGAGTAGCAGAACAATGAATTATTATTTTATCTATTTTTCTCATTGTTAATCCATTTACTTATAGTATATCCTATTGTACAGATTAATAAAATTATTTTTAACCCTAATTCAATTTCTGTCATAGTTAAGGCTAAGACTAGTGTGTTTATTATATATATTTTCAAATCTGTAGTATCAAACATTATTCTTCTTTTATAACCTCATAAGAGCCGTCTTTTAAGTCTACGTTAATTTTTCCGTATGACTCCTCTAACTCTTCTTTAGTCTTTTTTTGCTCTAGGTCTATAGAGTATATAGCTTGTTGTAATAAGAAAACCTGGTATTGGTGATCTCCTATTCTAAGCTTTAACTCTGCTTTACCATTTTCTTGTTTTTGTAGTAACTCTAATTCTTCTTTTTTAATTTTTGACATTTTATTAAATTTTTAGTGAATAGTAAATATAATTATTTTTTACTTTTCTTTACTACTTTTTTAGTTGACCATAACTCGTTAGTCAATTCTGTTAATTCCCATTTCTCAGCTTTTACTTTGTCTCCAGGCTCAATTAAATCTTGGCCTTCCGAATAATTAACTGTTATGTTTCCGTCCATAGTATGGTTTGAATACCATATTTTAACTTTGTTGTCCATAAGAATTTCTATTTGTTCTATTTTTTGTATTATTTCCATAGTATTAAGTATCTAAACATTCTGGTTGTGAATCTATTTTTATAGTATCTAAGTTACTGCTATCTCCAAAATTTGAACTACAGTATATTTTTCCCCAATTTATAGTATTATATGCCATATTATTTACATTTACATTCTTGTTTTAATAAATCAACTTCTGCTTTTAATTCTTGTATTGCTTTTACTAATACAGGAACTATTTTAGAATAATCTACAGATTGCATTTCTTTTGCATTTTTTTCTCCGTCAACTGCTTGAGGTAAAACTTCTTCAAGTTCGTGAGCAAGAACACCATAAGAGCGTGAATCATCTACTTTCCATTTAAAGTCATAAAC